GAATTGCTTGCCGAAACAAGAGAGCCTCCCGATATATTCCAGGCACCGATCTTTGCACCATCAGTTACCGTAAGGTTTCCGGTTGTGATTCGCTGTGCAGCAAAGCCATTAGCAACAACCTCACCAGCCTCAATCACGTTGGCAGTCAACCGACCATCTGCGTTCAAAGCTGCCGTTTGCTGTCCTGCGTTGTTCTGAAAGAGGACGTTATCAGACTTCAAAACTATTTTGTGGGAAGTAATGTTTATCCCGGTTTCGACAAGTCCGTTTTGCGTGGCTGTGACGCGTCCGTCTGCGGCTTCCGCTTTGCTCTTGGCTGTGCTTGCCAAACTGTTAGCTGCATTAGCGGTACTTTGTGCATTGCCTGCGGCAGTATTTGCACTGTTTGCAGTACCTTCAACAACACCAAGTTTAACGCTTGTGGAATCAAGTTTAATCTCAGCCGCACTCAATCTGTTGCCCTGATCGTCTACCTTTGCAGCAGTTGCGGTTATTCTATCACGTTCTTGTTTAATCTCCGTGTAATAGCCGTATGTGCGAACTGGCTCTGTACCATCTGTGCGAACTGGATACACTTGACCGTATTGAGAGGTATAGTCAGCGTTAAACACATTGATGTCGTTCGGGTCTGTCATATCATATATCGTTACATCATACTTAGACCCACCTCGAATACCCATAACACATTCAGAAGAGTTAGTAAGCTGACTTAAATCTACCACGATTTTTGCACCCGCGGCAGTCCATGATTTATAATAATCAAATATATTAATAATAACGGGCGAACTCCCCCAGCCAGAACCAGACATCTCAAATGTTAGTCCCATAGAAAAACCATTCGTATGCGTACCGTATGAAGGTGTACCGTAAGCTCCATCTAAAGGACGATATATCATTATTTTGTTCTTACGATTCTGTTTCAGTCCGATAGCTAACGGATAGAATTTATTGTTATCCCACCCTGTTAAGTCTATTCGTTTTGTTACCTTCCTTTCGGTAGTATTATTCAATGTGTTAATGTCTCCAACAACAGAATTAATACTACTTTCAGTCTGGGTAACACGTGAGGCAAGTCCGGTAACACGTCCATCAACGGTATTTATCTGTTCAACGGTTGTGGTTATCTTACCTTCAACAATATTAATCTTTGATTGCGTGAACCTTTCGTTAAGAAAGCTAATATCAGCAGAAGAAGGGGAAAAACCGGGACATACAGTACCTTTTGCTACAATGAAATTCTCTATTCTAATAACATCACCGCCTTTCATACCTGTTGTTGGTACATGAATAAACCAACCGCCTGTATTCCCTTTTACGAATCCATAGAAATTCCCGTCTCCATCATAATACATTTCCCCACTCGCTGCGTATGTGGTTAGTCTTTTATCTGCAATTCTATCTTCAGTCGCTGGAACTCCATTTATTAGCATTCTAAATCTATAACAAAAATTAGGTATTTCACCTTGTCCTATCCTTTGATTTGTCACAGATAAAACACCTGCTGTATTAGAACTACTCCAAGTGGTTTCAAATGCGTATCCGTCTTTTACGATTGGAGTTGAACTATACACGTAATAAGAAAGAAGTGTGTCAGAATAATATCTCACTAAATTATCACCCCCGACGCCTATTTGATTAACTTTAGTGGTGACGGAAAGTTCTATTTTACCATCAACTGCCAAAATTTGAGTGTCTGTGTACTTAACAGATTGATATAACTGATCTTCGGGTGCGGGACTCCATGAAACAGGAAAGCTTGTTTCATAAACACCGATCCTCAGAGTTGAACCATATCCATTACCATAAGAGCCGACTATTTTAGAAATAGGCTTTTGCGTTATAATATAATTGTAATCTATTTTATTAGGATATACAATACATACACTTTGCTCAGTTCCATCGGTATATTTAATTATAAAAAACGTACTCGATTTATCCAAATTAGTATCTGATCTAATAGCTGAATCTATAAATATGTAATATTGCTTTTGAGGATCATAGGTTAATCCAAACATATCCTTATTCGCTAAATTCGTTTCTTCGTTGAGTTTTCCGGGAGCAACATAAAAACTCCCATCATCTTCATAATTTTCTAAATACGTAAAACCAGCATCAGTGATACGCTTAAAAGAGCACAAGTTTCTAAGTCCTACGTTCTTCTCACTTGCAGAAGGTATCCAACTGGTTACGCCTAAATTGCCATCAGTCAAAACAGCCCAATGTACTTTTGATCCGTATGTACCACCAGGAAACTGATAGAACCAAAGTCCATAAGAAGGTGTATATCCTGCCATAGTAACCTTTTTGCTTTCAATAACCTTATCACCCTTAGTAGTAAAATTTGCAAGACGGTTAGCACCTCTATTTGCGTATGCTTCAATATGTGTGTTATTTGCCGATAAGGTATAGCATACTGTCAACATGTATTCCTTACCATTTACAAGTGGTACATCGTATGAATAAGCACCGAAACCATAGTTAGCGTTTTTCAACTCCTTATATGCACCTTTCAATAAGTTAACATCTGATACTTTTAAGCTACGTACAGCAAGTTCAATCTTACCGGGAATAGCTGTAATTTCCGTATCTAAGTACTCTTTCAGTTTCTTATCAGCTTCGTCTACGTATGCCTTAGCTGCATCGGCAATTGCGCTCAGAATTAGATTACGCTGATTATAGTATGTAGTCTGAGATGCGGCAAGACCTTCAAGAACTACAATATTTTCCGGTGTCGGTGCTGAGTGGTATTGCAATTGACCTAAATAGTCGTTATATGCTTGTGTATATACAGTTGCAGATACTCCATACTTACTCGCATCAGCTAAAATACTAAGATGTTCTGCCCGTATCCTCTTTCCCTCGTCAATCAATGCAGGTTTCTCAGTCGGTGAGATAAAGCCATCATCAGCCCATTTATTAAGCCTGTCTTTCGCTTCCTGTGCCGATTGCGCTGCGTTCGCTGCGTCCTGTGCCGCTTGATCGGCTGCGTCCTTTGCAATCTTAATCTCGTCCTCTACACGCTTTCCGTTGCGCAACACAAAGATACCCTTTAAGAAGGCATTAGTAGAGTAGAAACCAGTTCCTTTAACAGCCGCCTCACCTGTGAAATCGGGGTCTACAATGTTAGACAGATCGCCAAGACGGGTGCGGTCTGTCCCGGCCAGACTCTTTGTCTTGACACCGTTCAGAATCTCAATGTACGGTTTACCGCTTTCCTGCGCTGTGATGTAAATCAACGCTTGCCGTTCTGCATTCTTCGTGTTCCCCATCTGAACAACTTCATCACCGACAGCCGGAACAACGTTGTTAAACTCAGACTTATCGCAAAGAATATAACCGTCTGCGGCTGTCTTTACCTCTACCCAATAGAATTTAAGGTTATTCTTACTCCACGATTGGCAGCGTATCAAGTCACCCTCTTGAAAGGTAGGAAATTCCTCTCCGAACGTGATTTTGTACTGAGTTCCGGTGTCCTCAACGGCTGTAACCTTTCCGTTTGATTGGGATACGACAATAGCACCATTGACGCTACGTATCTTTTGAATAAGCAACTCAAAGACGTTCATAGTTTGACGGACGGTTAGGTTATCGCATTCGATATGCCAGTTACCGTTTTCCAACCATATTTTGAAGCCCTCACCCAAGAAGCCGGGAACAAACGTTTCAGACGAAAGGAACTCGTAAATGATGGCTGAAAGATACTGCAACTGTCCTTCTTTCGTAATCTTTCCGGTATGATTGCCGTCTTTTGACCCTGTATACACGTCACTGCGCAACATAGAGTCACCCCTTGCAGTTAAATCGGTTACATTGGCATTACCCATTCCGTCAATTATTGCGGAAGTCTTGTTAACAGTTAAAAAACCAGTTTCCACAGTTTTAAACGTAGCATCTTTTCCTGTGACCTTATTCAACGTTGCATCATTCCCCTGTATGTCCTTTAACTTAGTGTTCCCGTCCCTGTCTACGCTTGCAGGGTACTCACCGCTTGTGTTAGGTGTACCTATATTAGCACCTCCACGTAGGGACAAAAGGAACTCCGTTACATCTTCGTGATTCTTTGAGATATACCCCTCCAACATGCGGTAAAGGTTGAATTTGCGTGCCTCACCAGCACCCATATCCACGGCAATAGTAGTATTTTCGTCTATCAGATCAATCGGTGATAACTCACGGATCAATTTACCTTTGATCGTCGGCTCTCCCTGTCTATATTCACGGTAATACAGCCCTACTACGTCCGGACTAAACAGAATTGGAGTGTCTATGTCAGCGAGTAGGGCATTATAAAAAGACTCTATATCTCTCCGGTTGAAAGAAGGGAGTTTCTGAATGATCGTATCTGTCTCAAACTGGCATTCGATTGCAGCCAAATATCCGTTATCCTGCCAATCGGGGGCGTACTCAAAGTTCAGAGCGTTGTAATACTCACCGTCATGGGCGAAACGGATATAGTCAGATAGACGCACTAAACGAAGCGCATCGCAAATGTACTCCGGTGCGAGGAAGTTAAAACCGAACACCTTGTTGCAAGTCTGCAATTCGAGAAACTTATAGCCTGCTCTCTTTGTTATCTCTTCTTCGAACTCGTATTTCGGTTTAAAGAAGGTAGTCGGGATATACATCTGAAACTTGAAATCATTATCCGTACCAGTGGTTATAAAACCATTAGGATAAGCCAACTTTTCATCATTCCAGTACTCCAATTTAACGAAGTTGGTATTAGTTTCTATGCCTTCGGTTACGCATATCGGTGTAGATACGTATGTTTTACCTTCGGGTATAGTAAACTCGGCTCGATATACACCCGGCTCTATTGATTTAGCATACACATTGCTCCCGGGTGATACGTATAAAACTGAGTTATGTTCGTCCATCGTATCAACCTTTATTTTGACACCAGTTGCGACTCTCGTTCCGGTTGCTTCATCCACGAGGGATACCTCTACCGTAGTAGGGTCAAATGATGGCAGATTGGCAACTGTAAACTGAAACGGTGGTAATTCGGTTGTACTAAACGGCAAAGCGAACTCTTTACCATAAGCGTACCATTTTTTATACGTAGCCTTCATGCTTTTCTCTCTGAAAGCCAATGGACTAAAGTTGTTGAATGTATTCATGTTTATAAAAATTTAATTATTTAGCAAATATACGAAAATACCCCCTATTAAGAGGGGGTATATGTGAGTGAAACGGTTATTTCACGAGTTGTTAAGTCCTCAGTCATGGTTAGAGGCTTCCCATTTCCGACATCGGTAGTCATTAGCTTTACCGGATCGGGCGCTGTGTTATAGGTGAATGATAAGTCTTGTGTCATACTTCGCCTCAGCCGTTGGACTGTAACCGTCTTGTCTCCTTCGTGTTCAATGTTAGCTGCGGGCATATCGTACATGTAGTACTTAACGAGATGCAAGAACGACATGTAGCCGTTTTGAGGCGTTACGGTGTAGTTGTTACCCGACTTATCCGTCAACGGCACCGTAATAAATGGCAGTTCCCATTTGCCGGACTTTTGAACCGCACCAAGCAACGCAAAACCATCTGAGGAAAAGTCGCCCGGTGATAGCAGCATATAGTCAACATCAGACGAAAAGTTAGCTACTCGAATATCCTCTTTCTTCCCCTCCTGTACATAGTTTGACTTTACATCAATAGGGAAGCCTGCGAAGGTATTAGTCGTGTCGTCCATCCAAGAAAATTCAAAACGGGAAGGCAGATCGGTTTTATCGTACTTAACCGTGTTGGTTTTAAACGTGAATAGCTGCCCACTCTTTGCATACCTCAATTTAGTTAAGTCAATACCGACGGTCCCAGTACCAGTATAAGAGCCTCCGGACATGAAATACGATATATGCTCTATCCTCAGTTTATCACCGTCTATAAACCAATAGAGTTTCATAGTATCACGTAGCATCTTAAATATGTCGCTGAGTGTCGTTTCTGCCTTCTTAGCGGGCTGATCATACTCACCCTTTAGAATGTTACTCTTTGGAGTGATAAACACTCTGTAAGGTGCGCCAGTCAACGGAATAGACGTACCGTATAAGAAGCGTGAATATTCCTCCGTGGCTTCGTGGTGCAACGTTGGGTCTACCTGCGTTAGCAATGTCTTTATTACGTCACTTATCGAAAAAGAGTGTCTTAATACGTACTTCTTTCTCGCACGCTCTTCCAAAGCATTGTAAGATAGATCATACTCAAACCAAATAGACATATTACCCCATCTTGAACGGCACACCGGATACAGTTTACCTGCACCCACAACGGCAGGGAGAAAGTTATCTACAAAGTATTTGCCTTCATCGTTTACGCCATATTCCGTTGGGACTTCCTGCACCTTTGTAGACGTATAGAAATAGTTTCCCACAAGCGGTGCGGCATACAGGTAATTACTATTTGTCGGGTAAACATCTTCGGACGATAACCTCCCTGTTGGTTTACCGTCAAACTCCGGAAGGTCTAACAGCAACCGTTGAAATACCTTTTGAAGCAATACCGAGTTTCCACCGAAGGACTGAGGGAATGTAGGTTTGTTTACTACCCTTTCAAACGTAATTTCAGAAACATCTATGTAGAAATAGCTCTTATCCTTCCATGTGATTTTTTGCGATCTGTACAGTATTACACCGTCCCTATTTTCAAGTGATAGGTAACCGATATTAAGACCCTCGCTATAACTCCATTTAATTGAGTAATTCCCGTCCAACTTCGTGTATATACCGTTCTTTCCGTAGTACTTACCGTTAAAAGATTGATATGGAACTGCCTTAACTTCCACCTCGTTATATGCAGCGAAGAAAGCAAAGTGATGTTCGTTAATCAACTCGTTATTGTCTGTAACTACGTTATACACATCCGTTTCATACTGGGTCCCTGCAAGGTAGTTAGATATTGTTCCGGCCCCTGCAATGTACACCTGCACAAGCGGACGCTTATACACGCCTATCTGAGTCAAGGCTGGTGCAAGTCTGATTAAGTCATACTTATTCTCAATGTTCTTCATTATGCCGGAATAAGCGTCTTTAGGTGATAACTTAACCTTGCAACTCCGATTGTCGTTATCTATCTCGCAATCAGTCTTACTGAAATAGGCTTCATAAATGACAGTGTATTGCGCATCCGTCTGTCCTTTGTCCTTTTGTTCGATAGTCATGTAGATAACATCCTCAATGCTCTTATTCTTTATTAACAAATAGTCCGCACCTATAAAAGTTAAACTACCTTCGATTGTTTCTCTGAAAAACTCCTGTTGATTCTCTTTGCCGAACTTCCGTTTTAGCTCGGTGTAAAGAGGGTGTACAATGACACCCCCGATTTTAAACCTCAAATCTTTTACATTCATTTCGTCTTTATTATACGTTTAACATTTCCTTTCACCTCAATTATCGTACCGTCCGCTCCGGTTATAAACTTGTGTCCGGCACTCTCCTTGATTGACTTCAAATCACGTTCAACATTAGACAAATCTACGTTGCCTCCCTGCATGATATTCGTGACTTCATCAGCACCGGAGTAGGCGTTTAGGTATTTCTGTTCAAAAGTACCCTTATTCAGTGAATTAATCAAGTCCGGGACTAATCGCCTATAACGTTGTGAGGAACGTTTGTTGATTACAGCGAAATACTCACCCTTTTCTACCCGTCTGCGCTTACCGTCCTTCGTTGTGCCTAAATCAACATCATTACCCGAAGCATGTGAGCCTCCGTAATCAATCATTTCTACCGTACCGTCACCGTATTCCTCCGTTTGGTCTGAGGCTTTAGATAACTGAGAGGCTTTGATCTTAGCGAAGGCAAAAGACCCCCACATCAGAGCGATTGCCGGAATAGCGGCTAAACCTAAGTCCTTCCACAAGTTAGCTGTAGCAGTCACCAAAGAACTTGCCTGCATAAGCGTATCTATGCGCTCTTGCTGCTTCTGTGCCTTCTTCTTATCCCTCAGAGCCTTTTCTTGCTGCTTTCGGGCAAAGTCCAGTTCTTTCTGTGCCGTAGCTACGTTGTTGGCGTATCCGCTTGCTCTCGCTTGAATCTCAGCGTCCAAAACCTTCTGTCGGGCTGACACTTCCTTTTCTGCTGCCTGTACAGCTTTCTCAGCCGCTTCTACCCTCGCTTGTGCCACGCTCTTAAGATTCTCTATCGCAAACTCAGAAGCGTCTAAAATGGACTGTTTGAACTCCTCTGCACGTTCCTGTCCGGACTTTCCGCCCTTATCACCGAACGCACCTCCGAACATCAGATCAAACAGGTTGCCAAATACACCCTGCTCACTGTCCCAACCGGACGTATTTTGTTTAATCGCATTGTCTATACCTTTGATGGTATCCTCAACCGTCTTAATCTCGTATCCTGTAATCTGAGAACCGTACAATCGTGTTAGTTCTAATATCTGTTCCCATTTTTGACGCTCAGCATTTAAACGGAAAACTTCCTGCTCTTTAGCTGATCTCTGCACAATGTAAAATTCGGCTTCGCTCGCTTGCTGTTCTTGCTGCAGCCGGAACACAGAACTTGATATTATACGCTGATCTTGATCCTTCGTGAAATCATCTCTCAGCTTTGCAGAAGCAAGTTGATACGCACGCTGTAATATCAATAGACGTTCATTCTTTACCGCTTCTGTGTCAGTCGACTGTTTAATGTGTAATTCGTCCTGCGCTCTTTCGTTTTCGAGGAGCTGCACTTGGATCAATAGTTCGTCAGCCGTGCCACGTCTAACAGCATTTAGGCGTTCACTCAATCGGTCATGCGTGATTTGCAAGTCCTCTACTTTCCAGTCGTTTTGCAGTTTCTCCAAATCTCTACGTAATTTTGCCTCTATATTGTACACGGTATCAGCATACAACTGCATAGCTCTTTGTTTCTCCGTTGTGCTCTCCTTTAGCTTTTTCAGTTCATCTGCCGTTGCTTTTTTACGTTCTTCCTGCTCTTTCAAACGGGAATCAATAATAAGTGCTATACGGCTATTTTCATACTCAGCTTGTAGGTCAAAGTCCTTCTTAGTACTTTTCTTCGTCTTACCTCCTTTGTCCCCTGCAAGAAGATCGGGAATAACCACCTTTTTAGCAAGTTCCTCACTCGACTTATTGATAACTGCTATTTGTTCGTCATAGCTCTTTGCCTCCTTTTTGGCGGTATTCCACGCGGACGCCTGCCCTTGTAAAGCCGCTTCCAAAGCCACCGCACCGACACCGATACCCTTAGACGAACGTTTAAGTTCCTCGATCTCCTTTTGTTGCTTTTGGTAAGTCTTTCTACCTTCCTCTAATACTTGATTCTTCTTTTCCTCGAGGTCAAGAACTTCTTTGGCATTCTTTTGTATCCTTTCCTCGTAAGCACGTGCCATTGCGACCGATAGAATGTGTTTTGCAAGTTCCTTATACTCCTTTGATGCGTTACCCGCCATAATGGTTTCATCAGAGAGGTTTTTAAGGTACTCCGGATACTCTTTCTTTAGCTCCTTAACAGCCTTTAGACGCTCGTTTTGGCTGCGTGTGGAATCGGTAGCCGCTTTATATAAGATTTTCAGTCTCACAGACTCGTTTACGGCACTCTTCCCAGCATCTAATATTGCGTCTTTCAAGTCAGTAGTAGACCGTTTCAATTGATCTACCGTTGTTTTACCTTTGAATAGGCTACCTATCCAGTTGGTTATATCCTTACCCCACAGAGAGAATGCAGTAAGCACAAGTACCATAACTGTGTTAAACGAAAACATCGACTTAATAAGTTTTCCGGTTATACTTACTTGCGCCTCACCCGCTTTTGCTGCTGCTTCATTTGCAGCTCTCAGTTTCTGTATCTCGTCTATCACCATCGGAATGTTATTCGAGATAGCGAGGAAGAAGGTATTTGCACTGATGGCGAGTGATGGCAACTCCCGTGCAACCTGTGACACTGAGAAACCTAAACCGTCAAACGCTTGCTTGTAATTACCTACGCTTAACGTGTGCTTTCCAGTGCTCTTTTGATACTTATCCATCGCTGCGTATATCTCAGCCGTTTGTTTAACCAGCCTCTTTCCGGCTTCTGTATTCTCCAAATACGACTGCGAAAGATTGTTCATTTTAACCTTGTTTAGCTCGTATTGCGCTGACAGGGCATTGTAGCTACCAGCCATTGAGTTATTAAGTTTAGCTACTAACTTATTGAGGCGTGTTTGGTCTGTCTGCTGCTGCTTCAATACGGCAATCTCCTTAGCGGTGTCATTCATCGCCAACTTCAGATCAACCTCTGCCTTCGCCAGTGAACGCACCTGTCTTTCGTAGGCATCAATCTTTTTGCGCCCTTCCTCTGTCGCACCGCCTCCCTCACTGAGTGGCTTTTGCAGACCTTTCGCACCTTCTTCGATACGCTTTAACATTGTTTCATATAGCTTTTGCAGTTGCTCTAACTGCTTAACCGCCTCTGATATGCTGTTATCCGGCTGTATCAGATCGCTGTATTTTATTCCTTTAACATCGTTTGCCATACTCTTTACTTTTTAGCTTTTTTACTTTGTCTTTTAATCATCTCGAATGCTGAGTAGAAATCAAATACTGTCATGTCCTTTGCGTTTATGTGCATTTCCTTCGTTATAAGTAAACACATCTCCGTAAACTCCTTATCTGACTGTATCTCTACCGATTTCTCGCCTTGAAAGCAGCGAGGCGGATAGAATACCGTTAATTGATCGGTCAACGACTGTATTTCATCTTTCCGGTCTATCCCGTTCGCTGTTTGATCTAACATTGCGGTTAGTAGCTGCAATTTCAGATCGTAGTACTCCTTAATCTGAGGACTGTCACCCATTGTCGGGAAGTACATCGACATCTCACCCTCTATTTTTTTTTTGACCGCCTCGTTTGCCTCTGACAGCTCCGAAACGGTTACATCTGATAGAATGGTGTGTATTTCCTGCAATTGCTCGTCAGTTATGTGTACGGGATACTCTTTCCCATCCAATGACTTGACGAACGCACCGAAGGCAATCATGCCCGGATGAATGCCGTTCGTTGCCATGTGAAACGACTGCCTAAGGTTTAGCAGTTCGGTGTACGTGTGATCGGCGTTAGTCTTGCAGTACAGGATAGCCCGCCTCAGATGGGTGTCCAGTTCCTCAATAGTAGAGCCTACACCGGAATCAACCAACATCAACCGATTGAACTTTTGATACCTCGCAATAGGCAGCGAGTCAATGCCTTCATACAACTCCACTTCATGCTGTCCTACTTTCATTCCTCACCTCCTTTCTCAAATATAATCGATACCGCATCAGCATCGAGGCAATAGATGTGCCCTTTTGCCTCCTTGATCAGACAATCACCCTTGTAACACTGCATAAGTCTTCCGTTAACTTCATACGTTCCCATGTTTTCAGACTCCGAAAGGATAGCGACTGCATCGGTAAAACTCTGCAAAGACTCTACACCATTATACTTGATAATATCAACCGTTTCAAACGGTGGTAATACGCTATTATACTTCATGCTGATTAAATTAAGATTCGACAAACAGGCGCAGCAAATAACGGTGTAGCGAGGAATAACGGCTCACCGAATGAAATAGCGAATATCATAGATAACACAGACGAAGCCCAAAACGACAGGCAGAAATTGCACCCTGCCAACTGATACATGAAGCTACGACTATATGCAGGGAATAGCTTTTTAAGCCACATATCACCGAATACCTGCAATCTTTCGATTACTCCCCACTTTCGCAATAAACCAACGACAAAAGCCGCCATGAACGCCACAAGAAGCGCACAATTTAATAGTAAATTTACTTTTTCCATATTCTAACATATTAGTTTTGTACAAATGTATGAATAAATAGCGAAAAACAAAACACATTGATAATTAAAAGGTTAGTCTGAACCGCTCCGAGGCTGGATAAAAAGCAAATGTATATAAACAAGAAAAGGAGACGTTAACCTCCTATTCCTTACTTAATAATTCATGATTAGCTATTTTCTGTATAGTTCCTATACAGAGCAATCAATGCAGGGTGACACAAACACCCCTTATCCTGCACAAACTTCACCCATTCGTGAATAGACACCCTTTCACACTGAACATAAGAACGGTTGCTATTAACATTAATCTTTCGCATTTCCGTTCTGATAAAACCACAACTTTCCATATACTCCAAAAATGCACTCGTTTCTCCTTCCAGTAAGTCGTACACATCAACAAAGTCACAGGATATCAACATAGACACCATTTCCTTGCCTTCTGCTGGACTTTCTTTCCCAACACGTAAGATTGTGTCATTAATTTGAGAACGTAGCTCTAAGCGCATTAAAATGACTTCTTCTTTCATAAGTCAACACTATTATATTAAAACTTTAATTTTTAAACTTTCGCTTTAATAGTTACTAAAAGTAAGTACTATACTTACCAAAAGTAACCATTGGTTTAAGTTAATTCCTCTCAATAAACATCATCTTTGCTTTCTTCGTCTTGCTTAAATTCATTCTTTACCGGAAGTTCTATGTATATCACTTCACCACTTTTCACGCCTCTTTCTAGTTCTGTGCACATCACAGAATCGCAGTTAAATGGTATTTTTGTTTTAGTAAAGAAGCACCCTTTACACGATTTTTTTTATCTGGCATAACACACTTCAATAAATGGTACTTGCCGTCGTTATCTATTAACTCAAACTTTTCGCCTACCTCTAAATTTAACGGTAGACATGATAAATCTAATCTTTTCATAACTTTACTTGTTTATAGGTTTGACACTTTCCCGTAGCCATGTCTACACATCGCATAAGCGGGCATATCTTTTTAAACTCCTTTTGCCTAAATAGGCATTCTCTGCATGATATTACATTGTTGCCTTCCATCGCTTGCACTCTGATTGTTTCCCCTGTTACAGGGTGATCTATTATGAATGTGTCATATAGTTCTACGCTTTTAAATCTCCCCATCGCTCACCCTCTTAAATGTATATTGTACACCTTCTTCAAGACACATCACCCTCCAACACAATTCACCGAGTTCACCATTATAAAAAACACAATTCTCGCATCGATTTTTGTCTTTCGATACCAGTGTTTTCACTTTTCGATCTATCCCCTTATTTGGTACTTCCGCAAAAAATATTTCCCCTTCTTCCGGAATAAGCAAACCTTTGTCTGACATAGATAATCTACGCATTTTTAACCTCCTTTTTAAGTCCGGCTTTCACACCGGACTGTTTATATTAAATAGACTTGATAGCTTTATCACTGATTAGCTTAATCAATTCACCATAACGTTTTGAGGCTTTATCCAACTTTGATTGCAGTTTCTCAGATTTAGCCATATACTTTTTAGCTAACTCTTTCTGTTCTGCAAGTTCCGTTCTTACTTCGATAAGTTCGTTCCTCAGACTCAAAATGTCGTTCATTTGGTTAGTAATGGTCTTTGCTTGATTCTGATTGCATTTATTGAGATACTCAAAGTCTGTATTGTACTTCTTTTCTGTTTCATACTTTACCTTTTCCGATTTTTCCTTTTCCTTGCATACCTTATCATAGTTTAGCTTTAGTTTGTCATTCTCCCGTCTGCACATCTCGTTTTCCTCCGCCAACAATTTTCCGTTTGTTCTCTCAGCCTTCAATTCATCTACGATACCTCTCACAGAGCCACACTCAACTTCTTTCAGCATTGAGAATATTTCATCAACTATAAACTTATGATGCCTTTCCGCATTATCTCTTTCTTTTTCAGCTTCCAATCTCCTTGCCGTTTCTTTCCTCCATTTGTTAAGCAAATAATTGCTTTTCTGTTGTTCCTTCTTATATCTATCACATACATACGAATAGTCCTCTTTCAGCTTTTCAAGTTCCTGGGAGACTTTCACCTGCTTTCTTTCAGTTCCGGTTATATCGCATACCAGTTTGTGAAAATCGTCACTCTCTGTCAGATACTCCAAAAGAGCTACTTTCGTTTGGTCTGTTAAACCTATCTTTGTAGGCGTGGATAATTTACCTACGAATACATCACCAGAATACGTTGTTTCATACATCCCTGTGCTATTTACTTTCTTTTCCATGTTATTACAATTTTACGTTATTGATTAATTTTAAAAAGTGATCTCTACCTTTTGCAGTTACCAGTGTTTGAGTCCCTGCCTTTTCACCTTTCGCCCATTCCTTCAACTCCAAATAGTTTCCAACATACTTGGCAATTGGCTTCAACTTTCCTTTCTGATCTCGGTATATGTACTTCTTATCAATCAGAAGAAAGATAAGTGCTTTTTCGGACACGCCTAACAGCTTTGCTGTATCTCTGAAATTGGTTAGTCCGTTCCGGTCTACTATTTCATCAAAGTATTCGGCTTTGGGCTTCATATCTTTGTTCTCAATCTGTAACCGTTCGTTTTCCTCTACCTGTACGAGTAGTTCCTTTAAAGCCTCTTTGTACGTTTGAGGCAATTTAGGCTGTATTTCCTTCAATGCCTTTTCCATTTCATTGAATCGGTTTATATAAGCCATCTTAAACTCGTTGTAACCTTGAATATTGAACATATAAAGTGTGAAACCGTCTTTAGTTAAAAGGTATTCTACTTTAGCCCTTCCGTAAGAGTCGAGATAGGAACTTTCTATGAAATTAGATGGGTCGAGATTTTGACCTATCTTCCTAATACTCTCCAATACATGTTTATGCTCCTTTCCAAGTTCACTGGCAATCACTCTACTACTTACAAAATTTACACCGTCTTTGGTTTCAATTTCAACTTTTATTAATTCGTTCATTTTATTTTTATTTTAAATGTGGGGTATTACCCCCACTTGTTAATATTCTAATTTAAGCGTTTATACCGATAGCGTTCCTTATAAAGTCACATGTTTCGTTATATGAAAAGTCTAATTTTCTTTGAACTAATTCTATCATGCTATCTACCTGCTCTTTAGTATCCATGTTACCCTTAACAAATTCAATCATAATAAATTTTTCAATTGTTCTCTGACTAAATAAATCTGTTTTCATAATTGTTGTTTTTTAATTGTTAGTACTTTGTTTCCTTTTGACATTGCAAATATAAGCATAACTTTTAAAACACAAAGCAAAACTTTAATCTTTAACACTTATTTAACACAAAAGGGGATATATACATATATATATATATATTCCCCTTATCGTATTATGGATAACACGCCTCCGGTGCTACCATGTCACATACAAACCTTAGACAAGCATAAGGATATACGTAGAATTGATTGTCGGTCTTATCTATGCTGAAACCGTCATATACATTCTTTGCGTCATTTAATACCCGTTTAACGTTTAAGCCTCCGTATGGTATTTCAAGTTCATGCGTTAACGCTCGCAATATGCGTTGTTTGACGAACTCAACGTTGTACCCTTCCGCACCGGGAATTGTCCGGGTGTCGAACCAGAATATAATACTCACCTCACCTTTCAAATCACCGAAACCGAACGCTCCGTTATCCTCGTAATCTTGTGAGTCGTGGATATAGAAAAAGCAGGTGTTACCGTATTTGTCATTCGGCTCTAACCTCAAATAGTCTTTATCCTTGTAATAAACAGAAGGAGTGATGAACTTTCCTTTCTCTGTTCGCTCCACTAACTTATATGCGCTTCCAAACGCATAATTTAGCCATTGTAGCGACTTTACGAGGCTAACCTGTACATTTCCTATCACTTCATCGAAAAGTACCGCATTCGGCTTTAAAATAGCTCTATCTTTCATTTAGTATCTCCTTGACTTTTTTTGCCGCTTCATCTTTCACATAATCGTTAATAAATTCGGCAAGCGACTCATTAGTTAAACCAAATATCTCAGCACCGTATTTTTTAATCAACCAGTCCGTTTTTTCGTCTGAGGCTTTAATATAGAATCTATCCTCAGCCGTTTCAACGTAGAAAGAGTCGTAAAACTCCCCTGTGTCCTTCAAAGTCACCCGGTCGTACGGTTGCCGTTTCTCTATCTTAACCTTGATAGTGAAAGGGCTGTACGGTCTATATTCGTCTATCCGGACTCCCAACCTGTTAACGCCTTTGGCGAATAGCTGGTCTTGTGCGTTCATGTCGATAAGTATGTTATCGTTATCCCGCACAATCTCCTTCGCTATTCGTCCGGTATCTAAAGCCTCTTTCACTTTCTTAACTCTATCTAACAATGTTGTTATCATGTCGATTTAAATCTGATACCACCATTTTTACACGTCAAGCATATTCTATCCATCCCTTTTGTATCAACGCTCAATGCCTTCATTGCTTGATTCAACTGATGCCCGATACCCTGCGAACGTCCCTGTGACACACCGTCAACCTCGTATAAGATTGATTCTCTATCAATGTTTAATTGATTAGCATTCTGCCGGACGTTCGGATTCAAAGCAAGTTCTCTGAGGATATAAGCAGCCATCTGCAAAGAAAGAGCGTTCGCAAATACAAGTCTTTCGCTTATAATGAAGTCGGTGATGTCACAAGCTACCGTAAACTGCACATTCATTCCGTAACATGTTGCAGGTGTATAGACGCTTGATTGAATATCAAACAGATTATCCCCCTGCTTTGTGTCGTTCCGGAACGGTGATATTTGAATATACTTTGTTAGCTCTCTCCACGCCTGCACACTTCCAACGTTGCAAGTTCCGCATGGCTCCGCGCTAAAGTCTTTTGCCATGTTGATTGCAAATACATCATACGGCAATGATTCTTGATCGTAGCACAGATACCATGTGCCACCCGGTGAGGTTATCTCAGAGATGTACGGCAGAAATACGTCCGGTGTATCAAACCATTGATACGCACCATTTCCGGTATAATTCAAGTCAAACGTGTGTATGGGCTGAGGCTGTGAGCTGTGGAAAAGATACATCTTAACTTTCACTGGCTTCGTAAACTGCAAACCGATTTTTTCGATCTTCGTAGTAACACCCATCGCCCGAACTGGCAATATTTCATATCCTACCATGCTCTTTGTAGGGTCAATTTGGTTAGTGTAGTAGCCCGAACCATCAAACAGTGGCCTACGCTCTAACAGCGTCTTTGTTTCCCCCGCTATCGTCTTTTCTGTGATAAACTTAGTGATAGTAGCCGTTATTGCTTTTTCGTTTAACTCTCTGAGGTAATCAGATAAAGTGTTATATCTCTTCCAGTTTTGACTACCCTCTGAGGGCTGCTCTCCGGTTGTTCCGTTTGTAGCTATCCATACAGATGGTTTAGACAATAGAGGATCACTGTTAAATCTCACCTTGTCACCGATTGCATAAGTCTTTGTATCGCTATATTCCGGATACTTCTTATAGTAATCTAACGGCATGATAGATGATATGTTTTCAAGCGTCACAAGTGGGTGAACGTCTTGATAAGAAATACCGCTTTCAGACGTTGTTAGTTCGGTGTCTATCTGATTGTCTAAATCGTACGACTGCCTCCAACCTACTACGTTTTTTAAGCTATCTTTTATGTCTTTTATTCTATACATGTTGCTTCAAATTAAAAAAGGGAAGGGATATTTCTTTCCCCTCCCTTTTAATTAAACATCTATTTTAGTTTCTCGCTATGCATCTGCCGAGGTTTTCACGTTAAGAACACCGCCAGTTGCTGACGCTGCTTCACCTTTGACCTGTGCAATGTTTACATCAAGCGCACCACCCTCACCGGGGACTCCTACTTGTGCAGCGTTCGTAATGTAAACTGGTGTACCTCCAAATTGAGAGCCGTCCTTCTTGATTTCAACCTTCATAACCGGGTTAGAAACAGTTTCCGGTGCTGAGTTGTAAGCTACAACGAAAGCAATATCAACAGAAAAACCGTAGTGCTCTTTAATGTTACATGTCATGTCAGCAGTTGCTGCGCCTGCGGTTTTTGACTGATCGCCTACTGATTCGTAGTAATGCGTTCCAACCTGGAAACCTGCAAACGGGAAGTTGATAACGTCCCATTCGTGACCTGCTTTAGAGGTTGCTCGTCTGAGGGCTTCGCGGTCAACACGGGTCAACATACCAACGTTACCACTTTCAACTGCGTAGAATTGAGCAAAGTTTTCGCTTTCCAAAACCATGTTATTTGTAAAGTGGAAAATCTTATTTGCATATTCCAGTTGCTTGTTAACATCGTTGTAGATTCCGTGTTGTTCCAACTTCCGAACAATAGCGTCTACACCTGTATCACCTACGATATGAAGTTGACCGGAATAGTCCATAGAACGGAACATCGGGTGCAAGTCACCTAAAATATCGTTACGCTGCATGTAGTTAACCTGTACGTCATTCGCTGTCTGCGTGTAGTAAAGCAGGTTGCCAAACTTTTGCGTTTTAGCTGCTTCCAGTGCTGCAATAGCGTCCTTGTCAACTTGGTCTAAGAATTTACGAGAAAACTTAAGCATTTTCTTTTCAAAATCTTTCTGATAGTCAATTTCGTTGTTGTTAAACATAGTCGGGACCATCGTAAAACCGAAAGCGTATGTTTTCCATACAACAGCCATCAGTTTAGAGGTATTCTCAGCGTCCGCAATTACGCATGTGCGTTCGTTTGCAACTGTTACAGTACCGTCATAATCAATCACCGGAATTTTGATGTCTGTACCCATAGAACTAAATGCTCTACGCTTCGTTTCATCGGTGAGCATAGAATCAGGTGCATTCGTCTGAGAAAGGAAAAAGTCAAGCGCACCCCACTCTGTGAGGCGACTCATGTTTTTGTCAACTTGCGGATTTCTCAACCGCATTTCTTGAGTGCGTGTCGCAATTAAGCTCATAATAATCTGTTTTTAAAGTTTATAATGTGGGGATCGCTCCCCTTTTGTTTTACTGTAAAGGCAAGTTTTGAATATCATTCTCTTGCCAAATTGTATTGAGTTCCGTTTGGTACTCTTCCGACCCCACTGTTAGACCCTTTCCGGCAAGGTATTTATGCGCAACTTCCTGTGCTTCTACCTTTGTCTTACAGCCTGTCAAATCAATTGCCGTTGGCGTTCCTTTTCCGCCTCCTTTGCCTCCTGCACCTCCCACTGTCCTTCCTTCGTCAAGAACACCAAAAGGTTTCAGTTTCTCAGTCAGCAGTTCAGATACAGAGTAAGGATTCAGACCATTTGCAGGATTGTTGTAAGGTACACCGTCTTTCATAAAGATAACGCTTTCCTTACCGTCTTTCTCGACAATTGTAGGAGTAAACTCAGTTTTCAGATCGTTAACTGCTTGCTGTTTGATAATATTCAACACAGCGTCATTAACTCCCTTTCCAAACTTCATGCTGCCTAAAGCCTGTGTAATATGGGAAGTGATCTTATAATCGGATAGCTTGTTTGAGAACTCTTTTTCTTTCTCTGTAAGCTGATTTGTTAGTTCCGAATACTTCGTCTTAGTATCGTTTAACTCAGCCTGCAAAGCGGCTATTTTATCGTTATCCTTATCACCTACCTTCTTTGCTTTTTCGGCCTCAAGTTCTGTTTTAAGGTCTGAAATAGTTTTTTCAAACTTAGCAGAATCGATAGAAGAAAATTTGTTCTTACCGAACTCAACAGCCTTTTCAAGTGTGAGGTCTGTAACATCGTCAATGCCGAACGCTTGACTCAGTGATAAAGTTGCTTTTGCTCTTTCCTCCTTGACTTTCGTCTGAACAACCTGCGTTTCGTCATTCTGAGAAAGAGTAGCAATAGCATTCAACTGTTCATCTGTTAGCTCCGAAAGAGCTTTATTTTGTTTTAGAATATCTACCGTTAACATTACCTACCTCCTTTCTTTTCTTCCTTTTTCAACTCAGCAATAACCTTCTTTCTCTCTTCCTCTCTGATCTGTTCTCTCAGTTCCTCTAAAGCCTGTTCTTGCTTTGCTTTTTTAACCTGTTCTGAATATTCCTGCATATCCTTTGCATACTTTCGAGGATCGTGCACAATTCTGATGTCGTAACCTCCACGACTCAAATACGGGTAAACCGTCATTTCAAAAGTTAAAGGTCTGTATTTCTGCAAGACTGGCGAAAACACTCTTGCACCAGTATTTGGGTCAAACTGTAACCTTTCTTGAATCACATGATAGTGACCTTTTTCATTCTCCGGACACAGATAATTGTCTGCTGTCACCTTATCAAGCTGGTGCTCCGGGTAAAGTGGTCTGTTCATTTGCATAACGTTTTAATGTTTCTAAAATTTTGTTTATCTTATTAGAGTAATCAATATTAGAGCCAAACTCTATAATATTCATGTTCTCTCTTTCAAATCTACGCACAAATGTAGGCAAGTTTAGTTTTATCCGCAAATCTTCCTCACTTATAACGTTTTCTTTATACAAATTAATTGCTTCTTCCCTCGTTAAGTGAGAATAAGGCTCAATCTCTTTCAAGATTAATAACCTTTGCATTTGTATTGGGTCATGCCTGTACTCTGTTTCGATTATCTGTGTACGCATAGCGTCTAACTCGCTTTCGCTCGCTCCCGACTCTTTGAGTACTTTGTATCTCTCTGCAAGTTGTTCCGGTGTATAGATATAGAACTCAGTCCCGTAGTTAATTGAACATGAAACGAAAGTATTCCCGTATCTCAGTCGGCAAACAGTTGCGTCTACAAAGCATTGTGCTTCCTCAAAGCCTCGTTTGATCCGGTTTAGAATTGTCGTTTGACTCTCAAATGAAGCCTGTACTTGTTTCTCGTTTACAGCTGTTTCTTTCTGCACTTCGCCGCCTACACCTGTCACAGAGGTAATAATGTTCTTCTTTAAACGTTCCTCCTCAGACACGTTATACTGCAAAGCAGATACATCGGCTGTTAGCATTTTGATAGGATCTGATAAGTCCGGTTGCTGCTCGTTTGGTACTGGTATTTCTACATAAGAACCTGCACCGCTTAGCCGTTTCGAGGAGCATACTGGACATTTCATAGGTTGACCGTCCATGTCTGCAATATATTCACCCTTATCACCGATTAAGAAACCATGTCCGTTACACCTCTCTTTGCCTCCGTTTGCAATATAATCGCAATCTTGTTCATATCCGGAATAGATCGGATAAGCACCGTACAAATCAAGATGTTTCTTTGCCGTTGATTGATACAGATACCAATCAAGCGAATCAAGTACTTTGGTAAGCGGGCTTTTCTTTATATCCGGCTCTTGCAATGATATAGAGTCAGACCAAAAGAAACGCGAAGGGCAATAACCTAAATCATGCGTACTTTCAACCTCCAATGTGAGTGAATTGTTCTTTTCTACTTTAAAACGTCTGTAAAAAACATCATCAATCTGAATCAGTCTTTCATCATTCGTCTTGAACATTATCCACGCCATTATATTGTTATCCTCTTTTGTAGTTTCGTAGCTAACAACTGAGGCAATATCAATGAAATAGAAATAAGGCTCTGGTTTATCACCTTCTTGCACTTCCGGCAAGTCAATCACAAGGACGGAGTTAATTCTATCCTTGAAATTATCCCAACCATCGGTAGACCAAACATGCGGCTCTTTTAGTACTTCCTGCCTGTAATACTCCCAATCATCACGATCCTCCGAGTCGGTAAACTGATAGTTAAAAGCAGGATTCCGACCGTCAAACACACGGCTCAATTTATCGAATATTTCACTCGTAACCTCGTTTGTCTTTACCGGAAAATGAAACATAGAGTTAAATATCTCGTATTTGTCCGGTGCTATCCACATCTTCACCCTATTAAGAAAGTCTAAAGCAGGCTTTGTACGTACATCGTCAACCTTTACCCTTGCGTGAAAGGCTATTCTTTCCTCCTGCTCCCTCGCTTTCTGTATCCACTTCCGATTTATCGGTTTTCTGAATATCTCCCGTATTTCTTCGACTGATTTTCCCATCCTGTTTTAAATAATAGCCTTCGCCCTCTGTCATTTCCCACCCTCCTTTGGGAAACATTGATAAAAGACGTTCGGCATGTTCAACTTCAAATAAACGAGTTTCCCCCAACTCTTTACAAGTGAGGGAAACCATTGTTTTTTTAGCATTCATTATTATTCTGGCGAAGCCGGTATTAACTGTGTCAGAGGGTTAAAGTTCGGTTTGAAAATCTCCAAGTTATCCGACCAATTAGGCTTGAAACTCCACGAAATTACATTCGTGTCCGGTGCTTCCAAACCTCCAATGGTGCGATCACCTACAAACAGCGATTCAATGGGAATTAGCTTATAGTTTTCACCGTCTTTAATAGCAGCGATCTGACCGTTGCCGTTAATCAGACAAACACCAAGTCCGCCAGTTACTTCGCACATCAGACCCTTTAAAACCTTAATTACTTTCTGAGGCGTTTTGAGGAGTTTCCCTGTGAACGAAGTACTATTAGACCCCAAAATTTCAACTACACCACCGGGTGTTGCGTTTCCACCTCCATACGTCAAAGCCTCGCCAGCTTCAACAGTCGGCTCAGCAATGTACGGCGAAACCACCATTTTAGTAGCGTCTTTTGCAGCAAGTAAAGCCGTCCAAGTAGCCAATGTTTTAGCAGTTGCAACGGGTATTGAATTCTCAGCCGCTTTACCCATCAATCTCTGAAATACTACTTTCTGAATCTGACCGAAGTTCTCCGGACATGTTACAGCCGGAATATCCGGTAAAGCCGCTCCTAGCGGACAATCACAATACAACATATTTTCTTAATTTTTAGTTAAACAATTAATTAACAATGCAAATGTACCTATATTATTTTGAAACATAGATACAATTTGCTTTCTATTAATTTATACGCTTAATACCTCTCCGTTTAGGCTCGATAGCGGGCATAACTTCTTTCTCTACGATACCAGTTAATGTATCCGGCGCATCATCATGTGCGTTCGCTTTAAAGTCCCTCAGATAACCTGTAACGTCCTCGTAGAAGCGTGGAAATTTATACTCCCAACCGAACGGCATGACAATAGATTGCGTAACATTTGCAGCATGCGTTAATATCCTCGCCTCTTTGTTATTATGCTGAGAAAACCAATGTATCGCAGTTTTAGTTTTCGGTGATATGTTAACAGCAAATGAACGTCCTCCGTTATTACTCTCAATGTTAGCATACTCAGTTTCGTTTCTGTTTAACATCTCCGGCACTGTCACCTGTGTAACCTCTATCGGGTCAGTGGTATATATTATATCGGTTACAAGGCAGAATATTAAATGCTTGTATGCCTTTTCTTTCTCGCTCCAAACTGGCTGTTTTGAACGGTATTTATCATAGCATATGCTACAAAGGTTATCCGTTCCTGTATCTGCACAATCGGTATAGTTACCACGACCGAGAAATATACCGAAATCTGACTTATCAGACCACGTTTTAAACTTGCCGTATAGCTGTCCCTCTGCGCTTCCCGGATTCCCTTGATTCAAACACTCAAATTCAACCTTATCAAGTTCACGCTCTGCACGAAGTTTTTTTGCGCTATGTTTCTCTTCCCACAACGCCTCACCTTCATGCCGTTGGTCTATTTCTGTCTGCTCACCCACCTTCAATGCAGGAAAGTTTATCTTTACCCATGCGCCATCCGGTATATTATCAAGGTCAGACCATTTTGTTACCGTGATAACTTTCTCTTTCTTTTCTATACGACCTATCAAGTCGTCTTTATTCCATCGTGTAAATACGATCAATTCTTGACCGTTGTTATCAAGGCGCTTTCTGACAACCGTAGTGTACCATTTCCATGCAGCTTCCCGAATAATAGGTGAGTTAGCTTCAAGGTGATCTTTGTAAACGTCATCAAGTATAGCAACGTTTACAGATTTACCCGTCAAACCTCCCGAACGTCCTACAGCCGTAACCGACCCTTTTCTGCCTATTACCTCAGTCATTTTGCTATTACGGGTATACGCTTCATAACGTGACGTTTTCTCAGCACCCATGATTCGAGTACCGGGGAACAAACTAATATACTCCGGTGTGTCTAAAATGCGCTGTACGTCCTTATTAAAGCCCTCAGCAAGCGTTGCAGCATAAGAGCCTATCGCTATCTTTGCGTCTGGACGTAAACCTAAAATAAAGGCAGGAAGTTTACGGCTACTACCTTCCGATTTTCCATGCTGAGGCGGACAGGAAACAATCAGCTTTTTTATCTGCCCATGCGCAAACCTATCAAGAATTTCGTAGTATGCTTTATGAAACTTGCTGAGTTTTATATCATTATCAATATACTTAATGAAGTTCTTGAATTTGTTTCTCGCAACCGCTTTTACAATTTCCTCAGGTGGTATATTATTTATCTTCATCATCACCTCCATTCTGCAAAGCGTCTGCCATTTTTTCGAGGACATCTGCCGGAACACTGGATAAGTCGTATTTTGGTTTCTCTTTTTCTTTATCCCCGACTATGGAAACAACCAACGGACTATCATATCCCAACAAACGTGCCTTCCTTTGCTGTACATTGAGAATAACATTCAAGAACGAAGGGTCACCCGTAGTAGTTTCCTTTTGCACCTCGACAGCAGTTTTAAACCTGTATTTCGTTTTGCATTTAGGACGCTTAGAGCGTTCCCATTCCTCCCACGCCTCCCTCGCTACATTGTCGAGTGCTTGAATTTCCTGTGTAACATACTGGTCTATGTTAGTGAATTGTTCCCGTTTCCACTCAGCCAAACATTTCTGAATGTCGTTATACACAGACTGATAAGATATTTGTATATCTATTCCCATCTCTTTGTAGCGTTCATTGATCTTATCTCTGATTCTGCGATAAGAATAGCCCTTGAGAAACAATTCAGATTCAAGCGCTTTGTCAGCCTCCCATTGTTCGTCAGTTCTCTTTATTTTTCCTTGTGATTTAATCATACTACCTACTTTAACCATATCATTAAGAATTATATTTAAACAAAAATAGATTCACTTTGCTAAAAATGAATCGTTTATCTATGCAAATATAGGTGCATTAAATTGAATGCAAAAAGAAAACCACGCTGTAACACTTACAACGTGGTTTCATTCAGGCTTTCTTTGTTTTACGCCAAATGGCTATTAATAAACTTTTCCTTTAATTTAATTGCTCGCATTGCACCGAACCGAGCGACTTGTAGCTGTTCTTCAAGAAATAACTTACGATATGGGTGTTGTTCGGTGAAGTGATACGAATAATTTCCATCGTGAGTAATACATCGATGTCCGTGGAGTGTTATTTTTAAATCTTCATCGTATGTTATTATCCCCGTATAGTCAGCCTTTAGTTCATCCAGTTTATCGTAAACTTGTTTAAGCAAGCATTCTGGAACACAGTAATAGAAATACTTGATAATGCCTCTTCCTTCGTGAGTATGACTTTTCTTGAAATCAGCAAGAAAATCAGCCCAACTACGCTTAATTTCAATCTCTGTGAGATAACCGGACTTTGATAAGACGAGCATATCGCATTCGTGCCAGATACTTAAACTATCACTCATACCATTTACATTAAAAGCTATGATATTTCGTACAAAGTTAAAATCATAACTTTTAGATAGAGCTACCTCAATTTCATATAAAGTTCTTTCTGTATTCATTTTATTTATTATTGTTTAGGCTCAAACAGTTTTTCAAATTCACTCTTGCTATAAACTTGATAATACCCATCCTCTGAGAGGCAAATGTAAGACCCATATTTAACATAAAACTCCTTTCCGTTTTGGCTGGTAACATGTGCTCCCTTTCCCATTCCGTAAGCATTAAGCACGAGCCCCATGGCCCGCAAATCATCAAGTGAAATGTTAGTTCTATCTATACAAACGGCTTGAACTTCGCTTAGTTTACGAACGTAAATATTCCTATTAATATCTATCCTCTTATCGGTATATATCACCGTAGTTTCAGTTTCTTTGCCTTCCGCCTCCTTTTTTGCTTGACTGAGCAATTCGTCATATTGCTCTTTCGTGTACAACTGTCCGCCTAACATATACATGTTGTATTCGTCTTTCAAAATCAATTGTAGAGTATGAATAGCTTTCGCAATATCTCTTTCTTTGTTTTTTCGTCTGTGGCGGAATGCGTATTTTATCGCATAGCCATCCATTGTATTAACATTATTCTGATTGAGAAACTGATACAAAGGAATAGAATCACCTTGATAGTGAATACCGTCTATTTGAATACCGTCCGGATCAGCCGCTAAAATAGCGTTAATTTTGATTTGTTCTAAGTTCATATTTTTATCTATTTTGTTATTAGTATTTCTTCCCATGCTTATAGCCTCTCGTTTCGTTATACCGTATTTTTGCCTCAATCGCTCTACCTAAATCAATGTTATGTATGATTGCTATTGCTGCACATATCTCCATTATAGTAGTAAAGTAATTGCAGCATATTTTTTCATTGCTTGTTACCCAGTATGCGAGGTGACATACGTAAAAAGCAAATGTATTAGGAGTATTATTTAGAATTTTAACTCGTTCATCAATACAATGCTTGAATAGAACTATATCGTTATTCTCCTTGTTATACTTTCCTACTGCATCCATACACCGAATAAAAACGTCTGCAAGTTCATCGCCTACGGTGTCCTTAACCGTCTGATTAAATACGTTTTCAAAACCTGCGTCACAACTTAAAACCATATCGTAAATATCACTTTCAATGACTCTGCCTTTTCTCTCCGCCTCCATTGCCTCGCACATCTCCGAAATGATAAGCCCAAATATCTCTGGCAAAGATACATCTCTATCGTGAAAACCTTTTGCCTTCATTCTTTCATGCTGTTCTTTACACTCTTTTGTTAAGCTAATAACATTTTTGCTAAAATCAATCATATCTTATTTGTTTAAAGTTAATGTTTTGCGTATAAAATCTAGTCCCTTTTGAAATACCACAGTTTTTATATTAATGCAGTTAGTTCCATCACTTTTTGTATATTGAGTTTCAACTGTTCTAAAATATCCCAAATCTATATACTTTTGATAAGGCATGTTTTTACGATCAAGAACACGTTTATCTCTTAATACTTCAAATATTTTATTCCGACCTATCCCCATATTCAACACAGTTGCAACCGTTCGCATATCAATAGTGTCCTCGCTACCTGTAACAGCATTATAAAACTCAACCTTTGGAGTCTGCTCTAACAGCAATTTATTTTTCTCCTCTATTTCCTCCGCTTGTTTTGCTGCTAACATTAAAGCCTCGCTAAATGTAGACGGAATAACGAAGTTGCCGAAACGCTTCTCCTTTTCGAGTTCTTCCCAACGATTAATGATTTTAGCCCGTAGATTTGCATCATATCCGCTTGCAAGAAGTAGGCTATCTTTTTTAGTTAGAAGATAATAAGGGTCTTTTCTTTCTGCGTTATTCCCTAACTTGGTGATTTTGAACATCAATTCAAAATTAAATTTATGTTTTTCTTCCAGTTGTTCAAGGATATTGCGAATATCTCTCATAACATTTGAATGTTGTTTACCTGTGAGCTCTGCTATCTGCAAAGAACTCATAGTTTCTTTTGCGTTTATAGTTTCGCCAACTTTAATCAAATTATTCATATCTTATTTATTTAAAGTTAATGTTTTGTACCTCCTGTGGTAAGGGTAGGAATAGTATTCACACCCTTTTCATTTAATCTTTCTTTTCCTGTCACCTCAGCAATCTCTTTTGAAGTCATATACTCTTTTTCTCCAACTTTGATTAAATTATTCATATTTTTCTATTTTTAAAATGGTAATTCACTATATTTTTCACATCCCTCGCTGCAATAATCTTTTTTCTCTCCGGTCAACGAGCATTTATACTTTCCGGCTCTTTTCTTAGCAGGAAGATACACACAGTTTCCGCAATATCGAATATTCCCTAAATTTGATTTGCTTTCAAATTCCAACATTTCTTTAAGACATGCGGCATGTCTTTTCTTTGCTACTTGCATGTCCTTGTATGCTTCTTCTTCCTGCAGAATCAGTAAAGCCAATTGATTTAATTTACTTTCCATGATAGAACTCCCTTTTTACTTTTTCAAACCTGCTAAACGCCTCCATTTCACTCTCAGAAAACACAAGTTCACCCAAACCTGCACAGTATAAATCAGCTTTCAATGTAATTTCATCAAGTTTTAAAAGACAATCGAAAGTCTCATCTCTATCCTTTCTGACTTTTCTTTTTCCACTCAAAATATCGGTAAACTTCCTTTGTTCCTTTAAGCTAAATTTAACCGGAACAAAACGACTTTTAAGTCGATTAATCTTTCTTACTTTCTTCATTTGATTTTATATCTTTTAAGTTAGACACCCATTTATTTGCCGGATAAGTAATACCCTCTTTTTTCATAATTGATTTTACCTTATTCCAGTCAGCGAGCGAAGGATCAAACTCTTTCATTCTTTCGAGAACTCTTTTTATTAACTGGCTACGAGTTTCACCGTCCATTCGCTTGTATGTTGATACTCTGAATCCCGAACTCGCCTCACTAATAGCAAGTTTCTCACCCTCCCAATGTGTAAAGTATTGATAAGCACCGATCTGATACATTGTTCCGCTAACTGGGATAAGATTTGTTTTTTGCATACCTTCATCTAAAACTTGAACGCTTTTATTATAAAGCCCGCACATGCTTTTCTTTGCCATAATATTTAATTTTGGAAGTTATATACTACTTGACACTTAGCCCGTAGCAATAGAAAATTATTTGCATACCTTAGTATCACCAGACACCAGTGCATTGCCGTACACCTGGGCATTGCCGTACACCTGGGCATTGCCGCACACCTGGGCATTGTCGTACACCTGGGCATTGTCGTACACCCACGCATTACCAGATACCAACGCGTTGCCAGACACCAGTGCATCGTCGTACACCTTAGCATTGCCGTACACCTGGGCATTGCCGTACACCTGGGCATTGCCGTACACCTGGGCATTGCCGTACACCCAAGCATTGCCTTCTTGACTTAGGTTTTCTTCTTTTTCGATGTATCCTCCAAGTTCTCCTTTTACTGCATACTTGAATGTCTTAATACATCTGACTTGATACAACTTTGTTCCACACTCGTTTACTACATAGTTTTCTGTTAGTTCGAATTTCTTTTTCATAATTGTTGTTTTTAAATTGTTACTACTTTGTTTCCTTTTGACATTGCAAATATAAGCATAACTTTTGGAACACAAAGCAAAACTTTAATCTTTAACACTTATTTAACACAAAGAAGGGATACCCTGCTTTAGAGTATCCCTCGTTTTTAGAATGGCAAATCATCTGCAAATTGCTGTTCTTTTAAGGCTTGTGATGGTGGCGGTGTCGGTTGTACTGGCGGCTGACCCACACTTCCGGCAGATTCCGCCCGCTGACCGCTATTGCCTCCCGGCTTCGCTCCCATCTGCATGTTAGAAACGATAATTTCCGCAATAGTCTTTTCTACGTTATTCGAGTCTGTGTACTTCCGATAATGCAAAGTGCCCTCTACATATAACTCCAAACCTTTAGTAACATATTGCTCGCATACACCTGCTAAACCTCCCTTGAATACCACGTTGTGAAAGTCAGTGCGTTCCGGCACTTCCACTCCGCTACTCGTTTTATATGCACGCTCGTTTGTAGCGATAGACACATTACAAATCTTACCCCCATTATCGAACGTTTTTACTTGCGGATCATTACAGACCCGACCGATTAACTGAATTTTGTTTAAGTTCATTGCATTAATTTTAAAAATATGAATATTAAGAATAGCACAAAGATAGCTATATCTATAAAACTTACACGTATTTCACCGTTTATTTTTCGTGATACCGTTTTAAAATTCTCAGCAACACGCAAATAATCATATTCGCCAGATCCGGTGAAAATCTTAGTCGAATCGTTACAAGCCTCCAAAGATACTACTTTGTCCCTATTTATTGATACCTTTTGTCCGTCTACCCCAGTAAATTCTACTAATTTTCCCATGATACTACTTTTGTAATTTTAAACTATCCCTTTTGAGGACTTTTATTTTCTCTAAATTTTCTTGATAGATACGCATTCCCTTGCGGGTGTTAGCGTGTTCCCATTGATTATGATGTTCAAAGCAAAGTATGTTTATGTTTCGAGGATCGTGCGCCAACATTGGGTGAGAGGCTCTCGTTATGATATGGCTAATATAAACGGCTGAGTACCCCTTCAACGGCTTCAAACATTCTTCGCAATAGTGAGGCTTAATCTCCCACATGTACCGAAAAAAACGCTCGTTTGCCCTCTGATCGTGACCGTCACCGAATAGACTTTTCAAATACTGATACCTTGCTTTAGGCTCTATGTCAAAATGTCGATTGAAAAGCAGGGTATTATATCCCCTGCTTAAACAATACTCTATTTCTTCCGGACTATTCAGCAGGTACATCGCTTTCAGTTTCTTCGTCAAAGAAGGAATCACCCTCCGAATCATCCTCAGCGTCTTTTATGTCATCGGCTTCTGCTATCTCACCGAACATTGAAAGTTGCGCACGCTTCCCCTTAAACAGATAATCAAATATTTCGTGCTTCATACCTTCCAAATCAGCATCCATGTCAATCTCAAATTTAAGTATTTCACCCTTCAAATTGATTTTAGGAGTCTGCATTTTAAACAGCGACAAGTCTGTACCTGTAAACTCGTATTTGATAATTACTGTGTTCTTTTCTTCATCTCTCACAATCTCTCTAATCAGAATTCGAGTAGACTGTATTTCAAAGAAGTCTTGAAACTGCTTACCCAACTCCTTATCCTGTTTTGAAAGATCGGATAAGTAGGTGATGTTTTCAAAATTCATCAGACCCATAAGCCGGACGATATACCCTCTCAATTTTCCAGCTACGTTCGGCAAATCAGGGTGAGGATACTCCGGTTTTTTCACTTTATGAAACGTTTTAACCGCCTCACCGTCAACATTCATACAATCATTGTAATCTACCTCCAAACCGTTTGGAATGAATCTTACTCTCTTTAATTCGAAATTGTCGTACAACATATTAATATTCGTTTTTAGGTTTATAATGTTCGCATACCCTTCCGATATTCGGGCAACTGCATAACTTTTTTTTTCTCTTACTGCAATAGCATATCAAATTATGATGATCAGAGCTATATTTACATTCTGTACAATGAACGAGGACTAAGTTTTGTTTATTCTTCTTCGCCATTCAAATAACTCTCCAATCTTTCATCAACTAATCGCTTGTATTCAACAGCCAACGGATCGTTAACCTCCAACCGGTTTTGAAATTTGCGGTGCGCTATCACTATTAAAGCCCTCGTCCTATCCAATAGCTCCGGCAAACCGTCCAAACGATAATCATACAACTGATGAATAATACAGTTTCTTCTAATTGAAATATCTCTCGTAATCTCCCGGCTTAAAATAGCATCCGGTGACACCGAAAGAGCCTCGCACATCAAATCAAATTTTTCTCTCAATGTCATTTCGCAATCTTCTACTCTAACTTCTTTCATTTCTTTACGTATTTTGTTGCATCCTCTATGAATATTCCCAGTTCCTCGGCTGCAAACTGTTTTAAAAAATCAATATATTCTACAAACTCACTATTTGATAAGTCGTTGATACTTACCGGGTCACTCCGATACTCACCCGTTTCAATATCCACAACCTCACCCATTGTTACCGGACACAAGTTCCGCATGTACAATTCGGTATCTTTCTCGCTCCACCTGTTGCCATTGTCGTACATTCCTTTCTGAAACTGTGGTACTACCACTTTGTAGTAATATGCTTTCATGGCGACCGACTGCGTAGGCTCGTAAACGCTAAAACTTGCTATGATATTCTTTCCTTTGTGCAGTTTAGCAAATTCGTTTAACTCACCCATGTACATCTGCAACTGTCCGTTACTCGTTACCTTTCCCGGTATTGTTATCCTGTTTTGCTTCATTTTGTTTCATTTTAGAAAATACCTTAGCAAATACACTACCACACAAAGAAGAAATAAAGCCACGCACAGCAGCAGGGAGATCGCTCTTTCTCAATAGTATCTTTTCAAATTCTTCAATAAGATCGTCAACTGTCATATCATCAATGCGATCTAACATAATTCTCTTTGTTAAACCGCCTTTTATAAGAATTCTGTTTTTAGCTCGTTCGACATCTGTACGCATAGTACAAAGCTGATTTGTTAATTCATCTTTAAACTCCGGTGATTTAATTACATCAGCAATAGTCATTTCATTAGTATTCATACTTTAATAAGTTTTTAAATCGTTACTACTATGATTAATTTTGATATTGCAAATTAAATCAAAACTTTAATTATACGCAAATAAAAACGGGTAAATCTTTCCGAAATACCCGTTATTTAACCTTTGTTTAGAATAAGCTGCCTTGTGAGTCGGTCAACTTCGCAATAATATCATCTACTTTCTTTTCTGCTGCCTCTTTGGCCTCCCTGTACTTTTCACCGAACCTTTCGTACCTTTTTTGCTTTCCTCGCATGGTTATGATAGATTGAATCAAAATATCGCTTATTTCATTGTTTATTTGACCGCTATTCAACTTTTCTTTCATTCCTGAGCAATCTATTGTATCTAAGGGAGTCGTCCGTTAAATCAAAAGAAAACACACAATCTGAGCTATTGACTAAATGCTCCGATATCCATTTAGGTTTATTCGCCATCATCAATTGAGTAAAACGAAGTATGCAAACCGCATCACTATTCCACTTAAAGACGTTACCAGTCGGGAAGGAACGTTTAGCAAACTGGAAATATTTCTCTTTTCTCAGCGACTTGTCCTCTTTCGCCCCCTTCACCCTCAGACCTAAACCAGTTTGCCACGTCATCGGAGTAACGAGCACTAAAGGAATTTCGAGGACTTTCGCACAGCATACAAGGTTGTTGTAGTTTTCAAGCATGGTAACTATGCGATATTGCTTACCTCCTGTATCATCACCCCTAATTGACAGCCTCTCAACAACAATCATCGGGCTACCGGAACGCTTGATCTTTTTGAATAGATTGTATATCTCCAAAGGTTTTTCCGGCATTTTCACAGTGACAAGCGGGCTACCCGGCTTATAAATTGCTATCCCCCCGGCTGATACACCGGGGTCAATTCCAACTAAAATATTAATTTCCATGTTTTTAATGTTTATAGTAATACAAATCTTTTATGCTATCTTCCTCTATCAGCATTTCGTCCCAGTACCGGAATAACAAACGTTTCTTTGCTATCATTAAAGCACGAAAATAAACTGCTTCATGTTCTATTCCGAAAGTCGATAAACATTCCTTTTCAAACACTTGTGCAAAGCTATTTATCGGTCTGCCTTTAAATTGCGCTAAAGCTAACTTCTTATCCTCGTATGTCGGTATAGTATCCATGTCATACCCCAACCGTTCCATATACTTGAACGTTGACTCGCTTATAAGCCTATCAGATTCAGCCTTAAAGCGACCGCTATATTTATACTTCATAATAGCGAAAATAAAGTTGTTAGCCTGTACATTCAAAAACGCTCTTTCTTGTTCCGGCGTCGCTTTCGGCTTATCAGGCAATAGCGCAGTAGTTTTTGCCATCATGTCCGCTTTACGCTTTCTGTATGCCTTCAAAATCTTCGTTACGTAATCTACATTCAAGCTGCCATAATGGTTTTTATCCGGACTCCCGTAGCGATCTTTAGGCAGGTAGTTATCAAGTTCACCGACAGCAAGCAACCGCCAAGCAAGTTTAACTTCAGCGAATGAAAGATCATCAAAATACAAGTCTACAACATCAAAAATCGAAGAAAATACGCTTTTAACTGCACTACGCTCCGGAGCGTTCAGGCCAAAATCAGAACATACCCCGATAAATATAATGCCTAAATACTCTATTTTCTTTTCTTCGCTTTCTTCTTCGGAAATTAATTTTCTCGTAGATTCTGCAAATATGCGCTGATCTACCTTAGAAAGCTGCTTTATTTTATTAGACTGTATTAATTCTCTATTTCTCTCTACGAACGACGGAAGTACGCCACTCGATAAAGCCACTTTTCCGCCTTTATTTTGATATTTCTCTATTTCCATGTTAGATTACTCGTTTTTATTATGAAAGTCTTAAATTCGCAAAGCAAATGCCATTCTCGTTAATCAAACGTCTCTGTTAGGTATCTCTCGTATATTTCTCTATGCTCGTCATTAGCAAAATACTGCTTTGTCTTATATTGCTGAGAATTGTTTTGCTGATATTGGTTAGTAGCTCCCGTTTTCTCTCTCAGCCATTGCATATATTGTTTAGGAGTTGACTCGTACACCAGTGATGCCCACCCTTTCGATATACTTTGTTGAATAAGGCTTTTAGCAAATTCTTCTTCAAATTGCGCTATCTCGTTTAAGTTAGCTTGCATAGCTGTTAGGGTCTTTGTCTTTACACGCCATTTCGGTTGAGTCATTAGAACGTAGAATAAGCGTTTAAAGTCCTCGGACTCGAAAGGAAATGTTAGCTGAGTAAATAGCTTATCTGTCCTTTCGATTGTTTTCTTTGTTACGTCAAGTCCTTTAGCTGTGAATCCAAATATCTCGGAGGGTATAGGATCGTTATTTGATTGCTCACCGAATATGTCTGTTTCTTCGCGCGTGGCTATACTATAATTGACGTTAGTCAATTTAGTATTACTATCTGTATATATACTATCTGGTATAGTCTGTTCATTCATGCAACTTGCATTATTCATATTTTCAACTTGCATTTTGCATTTTTGATAATTCGTATCAGAGTATCCTATCACTGTATAACCACATGAAACTAACATGTTAATACACTTTTTTGTAAGCGCATACCACGTTGTGCGATCCATACGTGATTTATTAAAATTTCCCTTTAATATATATCCTTCTTCTTCCAACTTTCCGATAACTCTATATACCTTCAATGAGTTCATATATGGGAATAGTTTAGATAACGCCTCCCTTGTGTTATAAGTCCAGTATCTACCTTCAAAATAATTGCGGTTATCTGCTATATTCTTGTTTATCCAAAACGCAAAATTGTGCAAGACACATGCAGCTTCTATACCCAGTTCCGTTGCTATTTTATCATCAAAACAATGTATCATAATATTCGTTTTTATAGGCAGGTGTTACCCTGCCATGTTATTTATTTATTTATTTATTTATTTATTATACATATTCAATAACATATGGTGTATTATCGCTAATTTCAGAAATAGGATAGCCCTCTTTATCTTTAACAATAAAACACCCCGAAAAAAAACGTTCTTCAGAGTCCTCAAAACCGCTTAATCTCTCTATTTTTGATACTATTCTACCATTAACTTTTTGTCCTATCTGATATGTTTCAGCACCAGCACTACAAACAATCGAAATCTTTTTAATATCATTCATATTTATTCTATTATTAGTTAATTAATATAGTTTTTATAGGCGGGTATTACCCCGCCATGTTATTTACTTCTTACCTAAAAATTTATTCACGAAGTACGTTTGCCCCTAATTGAGTCGTACATATTTACCTGTGAGGTCGCATGTCCTTAATACTTCTGCATTCTCTTCGCCGAAAGCGATTAAAATGCTACCACAACCGGGGCTGTCCCCACGTGTTCCATCGGGACGGAAGAATTTTATTCGATTCCTCAAAAACATCATACCTGTTGCTTTCGCGAAGATGATGTCTTGAAATTTATGACTGTCACACCGGCTAAAAAGTAGTGCTATACCGTTGCCGTGTTCTGCCAATTTCTCTACAAACTGCCACATAAGCGGTTTGGAGTATGGAGGATTCAGCCAAACACGGCCCGCCCACTCCTTCGTTAGCCCGTCATCGCTCTTATTGTACATTATCTTAGCTGTCTGCCAAAGTGGACTTATGGGAGCGCACGGGTCGAGGTCAAATTTGCCTAAACTGTCTATTATTTCTTTCGGTGTGTACCATTCATCGGTAGCAGCAGCCGAACTTTCAAAAATTTTAATCATTTCTAATCTGTTTTATAGGCAGGTGTTACCCTGCCATGTTATTTGTTTATTTACTTCTTACCTAAAAACTTATTCACAAAATACCTTACTCCTTTCGGAGTTAAAACCGTAGTTGTACAAACCTTAGATTCCTCACCAGTTACTATCACCCGTTTCTTAATCTCAAACAGACCCATGTTCATGTATGCTTGAGACGGCTGATTGCGTGATTCTCCTACGCTGCAAAGATAACCTGCTTTTCTGAGGCGTTCATACAGTTGCTTTTCTCCGATCTGATAACCGTTTTGAGTGATTATTTTTGCCAGTTCACGTATAAGAATAGACTTCTTAGATGCTTCGACCGCTTCGCTAAACAGAACTTTCGGTTTATCAGACTCTATCTTTGCGTTCTTTTCCTCGATCTGTTTTTGCTGATTTTCGATAACTTCCTGTTGTTCGGCAGCAAGTAACAAGGCTTCACGGAATGATTTAGGAACGTTAAAGTTCCCCATGCTGTTAGCTCTTTCCAGTTCTTCCCACCGTATAACAAGTTTAGCCCTCGCTTCGTCATTGAACTTGGTTGCAATGTATAGACACTCTGTTTTATTTAGCTTATACATAGGACGTTTCTCTCCTTTTATGTCTGTATATTCAACAAGCGCAAAATTGCGCCCGTTAACTTTGACCCATGCGTCTTCCATATCACGAATAGACCGCATAACATCCTTGTGGTTTCTACCTGCAATTTCCGCAATTTCTCTCGAAGTCATATACTCTTTTGCGTTTATAGTTTCGCCAACTTTAGACAAATTAGATTCTATAATTTTAAATTTTAATTATTAATTATTATTTGCTTAACAATTCGTCAAGCTCCTTTCTAAACTCCTTGTATTTTTCAAGTTCCTCACCTGTAAGAACAACAAAATACGCACCGTCAATTTTAACATGTTTCAATTTACCTGCTTTAATTAACTTCATTACCCACGTTGGACTGCATCGCATATAATCAGCGACATTTTTAATTTTAAAAAGATTCTCTAAATTCATATCATATATTGTTTTTGATTTGACTCTACAAAGATATGATAAATAGTTTTGATTGCAAACAAAAACATTGTTATTTTAAACTTTAACATTTATTTATTTGTAACTGTCTGATAATTAGAACCAACTCAAAACTGAGGGGGTCTGCGTAATTTTCCGCATACCCTAAAGGTATCACCAATTTTGGATATACAAGTATTATTAATATATTCACCGAACGCAAAATTGCGTCAAGGCTGTAAATCAACATTTTACAAAAAAAACACCCCACTCACAACGCTTGCAAGTGGGGTGCATATCACAATTAGAACCGGCTCTATCTCTCTACCATCTGATAGCATTTAGTCGTGTTCATCCCTGGTAACCGATAATTAGCCTCTTTTATATATCCGTGTTCTACGAGACGATTTACGGCATTATACAATTTCTTCGTAGACATGAAGGGTATCACTTCTTTAAGCTTTGCTATCGAAACGAAAACTGTGTTGGGAACTTGTTTAACTCGACATCCTTTAAACTTTTCTCTGTACATTCCAGTACAAAGGATAAGAATCATTTCCGAATATACGGCAGCAGCCTCTAAGCCGATCTCGTTCGCTATCTTTTCATCTATAACCATAACTATTTCGCTTTAATTTGAATAGATTCTTTCACGTCTGACAACTTAACAAATTCATCGTACACGTCAGGATACTTGTCTTTCATTGCTTTTGCGTCAAATGATTCTCTTTGATATGCCTTCTTTCGTGTGATTGTAATCAAGTCACCTTTGATATTGTCCGCTTTCGCCTCTTTCATCATTTCGAGTAACTGAGATTTAAACTTATTCATTTGTTCGTCAAGCGTCTTTTGCATTTCGATTAACTGATATACTGATTCCTCAACGTTACCAACCTTTGCCGGAAGATCGTTTAATTTAGCAACGTATGAATCAGCACTACAATTATCTACGTATTTCAAGCCTTCTTTGCAACATTGAAGAAATATCTCTATCTCTTTGTCGGGTATCCGTTCAACCTGAACAATACTGTCTGTATCTTCGCCTCTCAGCCATATAGCTAACAAAGCGTCTACCCTTAAATGTGAGTTCTGCCTCTCGAAAAAATACGCATAGATTGATAACTGCCATGATAGATATAACATATCTAATTTGTATGTAGTTTTTATGTCTCCTAATATAACAGAGTCGGAGTATCTGCCTAAATACACCTTATCAATCGGTGATGCGATAAACTCGTTATCTGTTACTATATATTCTGAGGCAATGTGAGTTAGTCCGAAATCACCTTTCAATCTGAGGTAGTTTTCACCTTGCTTTGATTCGGCTTCAATTCCTTCATTATCTATATTTTCACATTCTTCATGCACTCGTTTCCCTCGCTCAGTAGCAAGGGATAAAACGCTTTCCGGGATACCGTCAAGTTTGCCGGGAAACAATTGTTCGTTGATGAATCCGGTTATACCATGAAGTTTCTTGAAGTCCGGTGTGAAATACTCATGTGTTTCTTCAATGTAGATAACATCTGATTGATTAAGTTTGGGTATTGTTATAATATCTTTCATACTTATTAATTTTTATTGTTAATTACTTCTTTTTTCAATTTCGGCTCTCTTCTTAGATAGCGCATTCATAAATGTACTATCCGATTGATATGCTTGATTAGCTTTAAACAAATTACTCAGTTGTTCAACCGTTGTACACTCGTTGACGTATCCTACCAAAATGGATGTTTGACTCTGTGAGTTATCCGGTTGACTTGTTGATGAAGATCTAGCACCCTTCTTATTTGCCGCTTTTCCTTCGTTTTCCTGCGTTCCGTTTAATGAATCGTTATCTATACTATCATCAATTGCGAAAAGTCCACAGAGGGCGTATTTACGTGCGTAGCTTGAGGTTGCTCCGGTCAACTGTGCACCGTCCATTCCTTTTTTGCTTTCTTCCTCACGGGCAAATGCAGTTGCCGTTTCTGATTCTCCGGTTTCTATATCCACAACCTTTGCAGTCGCTTTAACATAGAATCGACCTTCAATATATTCTATCGTGTCTGTAACATTCACATAACAGCCGTATTTCTCACACACTTCTTTTGCTGTTTGCAAAATGTCCTCACATGAACGATAATAATAACCTCCGAACTTATTATAACGTCCTTTTTTGACGTTCATCTCGTTTTGAATCTTTGATAAATTTTTAATCATTGTTTTTTGGTTTTATGTTAAACAGAAAATTTGCGTCCACTCCGGTAGCCTCACATATCTTTGACACCCACTCGATATTAATCTTTCGTGTCCTCCGGTTGCAAAGAGAGGACATGTTTACCGTTCTTGATTTTGGCTTTGTATCCTCCCACAACATTTCAGCTATCTCTTTTTTACTCACTTTTAAGCCGTTCAACTTAGCGTTTAAAATGGCTTCATTAATCTTAAAATCACTCGACATCTATGACCTCCCTTCCACATTCACTACATTTATAAATATTTTCTTCTTCTTGTTCCGGCTCACAATCGTAATCGCAATATTCTTTGCTAAAAACCGGATAAGATTGCCAGAGGTATAAATCGCCTCCGCAATACGGACAAACATGCACTTCATTCTGATTCATATATACTACTTTTAATTGTTACTTACTTAATTCAACAATGCAAAGATAAGGCAAAACTTTAAATACGCAAAAAATTTCTTTAATTTTATAGTTAATGAAATTTAAAACGGTGGAAATATACGCATAGAACGACTGTTAGAACTATTTTTGTAGAACTTTTCTTAAATACTTGTTACTACTTATTGTTTATTGACTCGTTTAGTCCGTGAGGATAGAACGAAAAAGGGGAATACATAGCGTTGTACTCCCCTTTTAAATTACATACCGGATAACTTGTGATTTATTGCGTCTATGACAAGACAGCGTAACCAGCCAGGTTTACACTGCTTCTTTATTCTTTGAAGCGTTAAAACGTCCTGCTTTTCTAATACGCTTATAACAAATTCACGCGATTCACGCAAATAAATTTCAAAAAAATTAATTGGTGTCATACTGCTACCTCCCCTCTTATTGCCGAATGGCTGTTATAATGAATAATATCTATATCCTCAAACTTAAAATCAAAAAGATCGGTAACGGAAGAATTCAAAACCAGTTCCGGCAATCGCAACGGAATGCGATCTAATTGCGTCATTACCTGTTCAACATGATTCAAATATATGTGAGCGTCACCGATTGTATGAATGAATTTTCGTGGTTTCAGATTACACACCTGCGCCACCATAGCAAGCAACAACGAATAAGACGCTATATTGAACGGAACTCCCAAAAATAAATCTGCACTACGTTGATATAATTGCAGGTCTAAAAAGCCTTCCTTTGATACGTAGAACTGATAAAAGCAATGACAGGGAGGCAAGTTCATTTTATCGATGTCGCCAACGTTCCACGAATTGACGATTAATCTACGTGAATAAGGGTCATTCTTTATCATATCAATGACTGATTTAAGCTGATCTATTTTAGTCCTGCTGTTAACACGCCATTCACGCCATTGTGCACCGTAAATGCGTCCCAAATCACCGTTTTTATCTGCCCATGCGTCCCAAATATGAACACCGTTTTCAAGCAGGTACTTAATATTGGTATCGCCTTTAATAAACCAAAGCAATTCATGTATAATACCCTTTGTGAATAGCTTTTTAGTGGTTACAAGCGGGAAGCCGTCACGAAGATCGTAAACCTTTTGAGTACCTCCGAAAACGCTGATAGTTCCCGTTCCTGTTCTATCCTCTCGCTTTTCTCCATAATTCAAAACATAAGAAAGTAAATCTAAGTATTGTTTCATAATTTATTAGTTATTTAATTCTGAAAAACTTACCTTCAATACCGCAAGTACGAAGTATTTCCGCATTATCATCTCCAAAAGCAATTAATACACTTCCACAGCCCGGACTACCAGCAGTTGAACCGTCTTATTTCAAGAACTTGATACGTCCCTTTAAAAATAATATAGCAGTAGCAGTTTTGAAAATAACGTCTTGAAACATTTTGCTGTCACATCTATTAAACAATAACACTATTCCATTTCCATGTTTAGACATCCGGTTAACGAATTTTTCTATAAGAGGACGGGAATAAGGAGGATTCAACCAAACACGACCTTGCCACTCCTTCGTTAGCCCGTCATCTTGTTTATTATACATAATCTTTGCAGTGTTATAAAGAGGCTTCATAGATACGCAGGGGTCTGTATCAAATTCCCCAAGTGATTCTATAATATACTTCGGTGTGTACCATTCATCAGTTGTATTTTTTGTTCTCTCAAATGATGTATCCATAATTTATTTGTTATTTTTAACCTGATATTTAATTAGATCATTTTCTCTCACTCTACGAATAAAACCGTATTGACTCTGAACGAGATAAGTTACGTTCTTATCCTTTTTACCTACGTGAATCTCAATGGAGAATACTCTGAACGGCTCTTTATGTGCACCGTACATCACTTCTTCGCCAACGTTAAACCTTGTTTTTATAACCATAATTGTTGTTTTTAAATTGTTAGTACTTTGTTTCCTTTTGACTCTGCAAATATAAAGATTAAATTTAAAACACAAAGCAAAACTTTAATCTTTAATACGAAATTAACCTTTGTGAATGGAGTAAAAAAGAGGGGAATATCCTCTCTTATAATTTAATACCCTCAAACTCAATGTTGTTTGCCTTCATAAAGTCAGCCAGTGCAAATGCTTGTTCCCTTGTTACTTTGACCTTAAATGCTCTTACATAAACCTGTTCGCTCTGAGGCTTGTTTTCCGGCTGTTTTAGCGGCTGTTGTATCTGATTCGGTGTGTCTGTCAGCTGAGGCGAGTTTTGCGCTGTGGTGGCTTCCAGTGCCTTATTAACGAGTGATACACCGTATTGGTAGGTGTTGTTATAGTCCAACGTATCTTGATACCTGTCAATTATAGCCATATAACAAGGCTCTCCATCAAAGTGCTCTTTCAGTTTCTCGAAGTCAGCCGCAACAACCTCAAACAGTTCGTTAATCTCAGCCCGAACAATCGCAATACCTTTGTTCTTGTTTAGCCAGTTTGATTTAAAGCAACGGTCAAAATTTATAAGGTACTCGTTGTGCTCGTCGAAATAGTCCCTTATTTGCTTCATCTTTGCGTCCTTTTCTTCCTGTTCGAACTTCTTTATCTGTAAATCTATGCTGTTCGAGGTAAGGTCTAACATGTCGCATGTGTCCTTTACCACATCTTTGAACTTGTTAAAAGGCTGCATGTATATCTTTTCGAGTTCGATTCGGGTATCGTTTAAGGCTTTAGACGATTTGTTAATCATTGCCCGATCTGCTTTTGCTTCTTTTATATCGTCCTCAGTATATGTTATACATTCATATACATTCATCTTTTCTTTGACAATAGAACGTATCTGAGTGATACCCTCTATCATCTCCGACAGCTTTTTATCCTTAGTAATTAGCTGTAATTGGTTTTCTGTTATTCTATCTTTCATCTGTTGTTTACCCGGTTGACCTGTACTCCGGAAGGTTTTAATGTTAGTGTGATGGAGTAAAAACAACGGTTATTTCTGATCCGTTTAAACGCTGTGAGTATCGAAGAACACCGTCTTTCGGGTGGTATTGAATAGTTTCTTTGTTATGGCTATCAATGTGGTAAATGATAAAGCCGTAAATATCCATTTCGGTAGAGGTAACTTTCAGATAATTCAAATGTCCCATTGAATATACCTCAACATAGTCTGATGTTAACTCCACCTTATCCCAAGCAAATAGGGGTATATTTGTGGTACATTCACCATCTACATACACCGTTTGCCAGTAGGGGACAATAACCGAATAAGCCGTTTCATACTTCGTTTCTTCATCGCCACAAGACGAAAGAAAATCGGCAATAGCCATCAAACACAAACCTACTAAAACACTGAACAAATAATTTGAAGTTTTCATAATTGATTAATTTTTAAAATTGATTACTTATTGATTAATTTATAGAACTTATCTTTGCCTTCCACGGTCACTAATGTCTGAGAGCCTGTATTTTCGCCTCTGGACCATTCCTTTAGAACAAAATACTTACCTACATATTTAGCTATCGGTTTTAATTTTCTTTTAGCATCTCTATATAAGTATCCATTTAGTAATAGATATTCTATAAAGAAACGTTCAGAAACTCCTATCATCTTAGCCGTATCTCTTAGATTTAAATTACTTCCTCTTTCTACTAAAGTATCGAAATAATCGGCTTTTGGCTTCATTGATTCATTTTCCAATGCAAGAACTTGCTTTTGTTCCTCTGATAAAACTAATGCTTTCAAGGCTTCTAAATATGTCTGAGGAAGAGCAGGCACGGTTTGTCTTTCCTTTGTTTCAAGTTCTTCCCATCTGTCGATTATCTTTTCACGCAATAATGCGTTATATCCGGAAGCGAGAATTAAACACCCCTTCTTTGTGATATTATAACAAGGGTCTTTTCTTTGAGCATTATTAGGTAAAGTTCTGATAATGAACGTTAGACCAAAATTGGACTCATGCACACCCTGCTCTAATAGAACTCTAATATCACGCATAACATGTTTATGCTCCTTTCCTGTGATTTCTGCAACCTCCATTGAGGTCATATACTCTTTTGCGTTTATAGTTTCGCCAACTTTAATAATGTTATTCATAACTTTAAAACTACTGTTTATAATATATTTACTGTTAAAACCTTTTCTACTATATCGAAGGAATGTTTATACCCGTCATTCTCTAATACTTGATAGATGGTATTTAAAATATCCTTATCATCTGTCCCAATCGGTATTCGGGCTATATGATTGCCGTAGTACGCTTGCTGAATAATTTCTATCCCGATCTCCCTAATAAGCCTACTTATAACTGGGTGACTGCGGACGTATACATCAAACGCTTCATCCCTTGTGGCTATCAGCATCTTGTCACTTTGCTTCTTTATGAATTTCATAATGATTCAATTTGCTTATAATACATCTTGTTTAATATCTCCATTGGGAAACACATACGTTACCAATATGCAGCGTATGTTTGAGGCGACCATTTCGTTTTCAAAGATAGTCCAAAATACCGTATGCCCGAACTTTTCAGCGCATTCACGCTGCTTTTTCTTAATCTGAGTCAATGCGCCTCTAATTGATTTAGCCTCTACTGAAAAACACTCTTTTTTAAGAGTATCTCTAAAATACCATGTTTTAAATTTCATAATCGTATATTTTAATGTTACTACTTTGTTTCTTTCGACACTGCAAATATAAAGCAAAACTTTAAATTACAAATCAAAACTTTAATGTTTAACACTAATTTAACGTTTATACATCTGAGATAAGGCATAAAAAAACCTCGCTACTTTCACAAGCAACGAGGAAAAATGAAAAATGACAAAAAATCAAATAAACAACAATTACCTAACTAATTAACCTATATTATATATCAATGAATAGAAATTTTCTTTTTAAAAACCTATCTATTTTCACAAACCAGTAGGGAATAATCGCTTAATATTAAAAAACCATGATTGCAATTATTAACAACGCTTTGTTAATGATACGTTTGCTTCTACATAAAGACTTACCAATAAAGAAATGATTAATAATTTATTTATTGGTAAGTCTCTGAGTGCAAATGTAGGCATTATTTTTATACCTGCAACAGCTTTAACCAATGTTAATTATTTAATTATTGTAGTCACCTTTAAATCAAGTATTTGCGTATCTGAGTTTTTACTGGTTACAATAAACTCCCTATACTTCACCTTCTTTAATCTCCACCATAAGAAACGCTTTCTGTGCTCTATGTTTAGCAACTCCAAGCTGTCCCGAACGGTTACTTTACCCGCAAATACATCGGGCTGTTCTATGCATCCTTTAACATCTACCCATTTAGAGGCGAAATTTAAGCATTTTAATGTGTCAGCAACCAAACTATCACGAATTATAATACTATCACGTAGAGAGCCGGAAAATACGCTCTCCGTTGACGTTTGAATGCTTGTATGACTCTTTATGTCTTTGATACTTTGTTTCAAGTCCTTTATAGTGCTGTCTTTCCCCTGCAATGTATTCCGGTATTGACGCAAAGTGAGGTTTAGTTCCTCCGCTTTCATTGCTGATTTGCCGGACTCCGTTCGGTATGCTACATTCTGAGTAGTAAGTACACTTACATTCCTGTTCAGAATGCCGTTTTGCTCCCTCAGTTTCGCGTTATACCTAATAAGGCATACAATTAGTAGGCAAAGGAAAGAAAAGGCTACTATGGCTGTTATTTTAGCTTTCATAGTTTTAATGTTTGGTTTTTTAAGTTATTGGGATCGTAAGATACATGCACCCAACTAAAATTTTTCTCGTCTATTAACTGGGAGAAATGAAAGTTGTGCTTAATGATATTGAACAACCGTTCGTTTTCCTCCTTACTACCTCCGGTAATATCAGCAGCATATCCCTTTACATGGTGGCTGTTAGATACGCCTCCGACAGCCCTGTTTAGCTCCGGGCACCGATAGCCCGAATTGACTGTGATAGGTTTACCGTAAATCGCTCTAACACCGTCTAATACGTTTTCAACCAAAGCCGTTAAATTACGCTCCACCTCAGGTGTTGGGGTGTTATCTATCCCCTTAGCCTCAGCCGTAGAGGACTTTGTAAGTTCTTTAATCGTAAAATACTTCATAATCTAAATGTTTAAAGGGGGCATTATACCCCCTTGTGAATTACTTGTTTCTCTTTCTCTTCCTGCTCTTCGATTATCTTTGACGCATGTTCACCCATCAGCCTCTTAAACTCAAATCTAATGATGTGATAGATCAGTTTGAAACCTTTGTTGTTCGGGTATGTTATGCACAAGTTACGGAAACCGCTGCATAAATAGACGTACATGAACACATACGTTATTGTCTTTGCGCACATGACAGCAGCGTCTTTATCTCCCATTTTAGTTACCGCTGAGAATATCACTACTATAATCATCATATACAGCAAGAACTCCTGTAAAGCCGATACGAATTTAAAGATAGTGAGTCTCTGAGCACCTTTGATTGACACGCTTACACCGTCCGCACGCATACCGCAAATTATGTTAAAGACAAACATAAACACAAGTGCCGTTAAGAATCCGGACGTAGGTGTTAAGAATGCAAGAATAGGACTGCATGTGGATACCATCAGCAGCCTAATTTGTTCCTGTGACATTATTTCGACGGTTTAGTTAGTGCAAAGATATAGTTCTGAAAATCTCCCAACAAAGCAGGTGTCTTTTCGTGCAAAGGGAATTGATTAAGTTCAAAACGAGCCTGCGACATCGACAAAGTGCCCAACTTAACGTATTGTTCCTGCATGGTAGGCGTGTTATCCGTTCCAGGGACCTGCACCATCTCCTTAACAGACACCTCAGCCGTACAGTGAGTAATCTGCTTAGCCTGTTCCGGTTGTTGTACGGTTGTAATCTGACCCTCAAACAGCCCGTTTGCCGTTTCAAAACTATAATTCAAAATCTGTGTTTCTTTCGAGTACTTAACACTCGCCAAATAAAAAATAGCTTCTTTTGTTGCCATAAAAATGATATTTAATTGTGAATGAATAAATTATTTGCTACAAAGGTAAACGGTAAGAAGGATAAAACCAACTTACCGTTAAATTAAATGCTATACCATACCATAAAGGAAGATAACTGCACCGCAATCTACTAAAACACGTGAGCTATCCCACATTTTATACACAAAATTATCTCCTCCTGCAATGGTATTTACCAAACATTGCGACCTACAACGAACACACGGAATGGACAATCACGGGGACCCTTGTTTGCGTCAAGCATTAAAACCTCAAAATAAGAGTTGTTTTGTGTCTCTACCTGACCGAATACCCAGCCATACCCCCCTAAGCCTTGTACTAAAACAGCGTACTGCATATGCTTCAAACTGTGGTATATCCTGTATTTTCCAGTAGCTATTTTCTGTGCACCGGTTAAGGTGCACCCGTTGCCCCATTCATTAGTGACTGTACCCGCTTGATATACATATCCGGTACACAGCATTCCGGGAGCGTTCCACTTTTCACCGCCCCTTTGGGCGAAAATATGACTTCCATACGATTCTATCGAATTTGCAGTGCCTGCGTTAGCCAAACATCTTAGAGCAAAACCGGAACTTCCGTATGATTCAATACTTAGACCACTGTAATTGTCGTTTCGTATGGACATCAATGCTGTGCGTGAAGTTGTAGGGCTGTCCCCCTCTTCGTTAATACGAAGGAATTTATTACCGGACATGTTTAACAGGATCTTAGCCTGCGAATTGCTTGCCGAAACAAGAGAGCCTCCCGATATATTCCAGGCACCGATCTTTGCACCATCAGTTACCGTAAGGTTTCCGGTTGTGAT